ATGTGCCCAGTCCAAATTTGGTATTCTTGCTAATGCAAATATTCCTCTGACAGTCATACTTGCATCTAACTTAGGTGGTATATGAGTTAATGAGGCATATCTTCTATCTCTCATTGTGTACCCACCTCAGCCAAAGTGACTATAGCTGCTCCAATAGCCACTCCAGCCTTAATCATGCCAAGAGTAGTCATACTTTCTGCTGCAGCCAATGCTAGATAAGCCAACCTAAGCTCATAGGCAACTCGTATCAATCTTTGTATAGTAATTATTGCATGTTCAGCTTCATCTGGAAGACCCATCCTTCTTGCAAGTCTCAATGCACTTCTTAATGCTATTAGATACTGTACTGTAGAAGCTGTAGCCTCTGTAGTATCCATACTCAATCTGATCTGATATTCAGATATATCCATCTACCCTGTCACTCCTTTAAAATAATCATAGATTTCCTCATAGATCCTTGACTCAATTAGTGGGACATAAGAATCATAGGCATTAGTCATAAAGTACTGTCCTGGAATATATTTAGTACCAAATTCCTGAAAGAGAGCATAGTCTACTGTAGCCTTAATTGCTACTCCATTCTCCTCTACTTCAACTACAATAGAGTCTCTAAGTCTTCCTGTCTTAACTGGACAAGTATCCTTAGCCATCTCTGCTATCTGATAAGCTATCTCCTCTAATACTCCCAGTAATCTATCATACAACTCTGGAGTATTCTCTATCAGTTGTCTAACATAATCCATACTCACTTGAGGACCCACTGATATGTCTATCACTATCATGCTAATACTCTCTCTACTCTCTTGCATGTCATTTCAATAGTGTATGTTATCTCATCATCAGATGTCTCTATCTCTGAAGGATTGATTGACCTTACTCTGACATCATAGAACTTGAATGTATAAGTTCCTGATAGAGTTCTAACCTGGACAGTGAATTGTGTTCCATCAGTTGAAAATACACTTTTCTTCCATGTAGTGGGATTGACAATATAGTTACCATTTCCAATATTAGTGTTAAAGAATAAAGTATAGAGAGTATCCCAATCATAGCATTCTAGTTTGATAGTAGACTGAGCACCCTTTATCTGCTGATACTTGATATCTCCAAAGGGAATCTCTATCTCTACCCAAGTATCCTTGTCTTTCCACTCTATAGACTTAACCCCTTTGAGAGTCTGTCCCAATACTTTAACTTCAACTATCATCTTAACTCAATGCTCCTATGTAGTAGATACATTTTACAACTTGGCTACTTACAAAGACAATAGGCTCAGGACTGTCACTCCTTCCTACCTTGATAGACTCATCCTTCCATCCAGCAAGTTCTACAGTCTTGATATTGGAAATAGAGTATCTTCCTACTCTCAGTATCCTATCAATCTCTGTCTTCATATTATTGAATGTAGTCTTAGCAGCATCTATAGTTGTAGTCTCATAATTGTCAGGTCTTACATAGATAGTTATCTTACACTCATGTTCTATCCTATAGAGACTATTAGTAAGATATGTGCTTCTAGATGCTCCATTCTCTAGGACTATCTGTGGATATAATGAGTTACTATCAAACTCATCCTTAGCATACTTTACATCTGCAGTACCAGGGTTTGTCTCAGTCCAATTAGATGCTAAGTATGTAGCTATAGTTCCAGACACATCTATCATAGCTACACCACTTTAGTATCATAAGTAGAGTTTACTATTGAGACCTTTCCTCTTTTGAAATATGTATTAATGAAAGTTTCTAGTTTCTTCTGACCCTGAGCTATATAACCCTCTAAAGTCTCATTATATGCTCCAAAGCTTCCTGTAAGTCCTACTCCCTTAGGAACATCTCTCCTCTTGAAGAATACAACACCAAAGTCCTCAGCTATATCATTGATGATATCAGGAACTATAGTCAATGGAAGTGTCTTAAATGAGAAACTGATTGTATTATAGACATCCTCAGTACCTACATAAGGAGCTAAGTACATGTCAATTACTCTACTAGCTTCTTCAAGAGCTTCTGTCATAGCTGTATCATAGCTTGTATTAGATTCTGGAATATTCAGTCTTGACTTAATGCCATTTATATTTCCATAATGTGTCATTTTATCAACTCCAATAGTTTAGTAATGACAGTGAATACTGTTAAGAGGATTGTACCTAGACAAGCTAATGTCTTCCAACTAGCTCCGAGACTTATGTCCTTCTTCTCTAGAGCTTCAATTCTCTTTACCAACTCACCATGCTCCTTATTTAATATCTCAATATGCTTCTTGATGAACTCCACATCCTTCTCTATTTTGGTCACTGCAATCAGTAATTTCCTTATAGTCTTATCACTATCACTCAATGTATCTCACCTTCTTATTTTCCTCATCATCTATTAAATGCTCTAGACTAGCCTGGATATCATCCAACTCTTTCTCTAATATCTCTTGGAACTTCTGGAGACTTAAATACAAGTCATCTAGTCTCTTGATCAATTTAATTATCTCATTTGTTTGTTTGTTATCCATGTTCCTCACCTTTCTTGATAGGTTTAGGTTCTTCTACAGTCTCAACTTCATTAACGAATTCAACTTTGATTTTGGCTTTGTCAGGATCATATGCTGACTTCTCCAATAGTCTATAAAATAGTTGTTCCAATCCTCTCTTGATTACTCTCTGATAGAAGTCAATTCTTTTCTGATGCATAGCTTCTGCAGTCTTAGATGAGGCTTCAGTGAATCCTGGTTGTGTAGTCAATCTAAGAATAGGATCTCCTAATGCAGCAAACAACTCCATCTCAACTAACTCATTCCAAGCATCTATAAGTCCTGATCTTGGTAGTATACTTGTAGTTATCTTTACATCTTTATTCAGTACTGCTCTTCTTCCCCAATATGGGATATCCTTCAATGCATTAGAGAGAGTATCTACATCATCATCAGTCAATTCTCCTGTGACATACTCAGTAGGAGCACCAGCTTTCAATGCTAAGTTAGTCATAGCAATTCTAAGTTTCTCTCTCATAGTCATCAGACTAGGAGCATCACTGTTAGTACTCAATAACAATGGCTCAATAATTCCATGTCCAAAGGGATCATCACTGTAGTACATAGTTCTAAAGTGGATGAATTCCTCATATGGGATTATATCACCACCATAAGTAGCTAGCATCTGAAGATTATACTTCTCATACACAGGAGTTGTCTTGTTTACACCTACAGGCTTTTCAATACCAACTAAAGGAATACTCTGTATTGTACCATCACTCATTAATCTAAGGAAGCTATTTCCATATGCTATAAGTTCCATAGCTATAAGAGCTATCCTACCATCTAAGTTTACTCTCTGACACCAATTCTCTAGATATTCAACTGTTGTCTTACCATCTATTCTTATATTGTAGTTCTCATCTCCAGATATCTTGATAGGTCTAGCAGTCTCCATTGCCATATGAGCTACTGCAGTGTAAATCAGAGAATCTTTCTTGAAGTATTCTTGTAATGCAGCAAAGGATTTAGAAGGAGATACTCCAAAATCTTGCTTAACTTCATTGACAATAGCCTTAGTAGTGACCTTTGGAGTCTCAGGTTTAGAAATACCGAACAAGGATTCCCTGAGCTTAGTTAGTCTTCCCATCTGATTCAGCCTCTTGCTTCTTCTTGTAGAGTACCCTCTTCACTTCATCTGTGAATAGCCTAGCTCCACCATTCCACTTACTCTTGATGAACTCATTTGGTAGCTTCTTCTCTATCTCAGTAGATATCTCCTTGATAGTTTCCTTCCTAGCTTCAGAGACCTTCTTCTCTGCTTCCTTCTTAGTCTCTTCAATAACCTTAGCTGTTCTATCCAATGCTTCCTGTAGTTCCTTTGCCTTCTTCTCTAACTCTTCAGCTTTCTTGAGCTTCTCAGCTATCTCCTCTGCTTTCTTCTTACAGTCAACACATGGTTCCTTTGATTCCTTTAATGATTCTTGCTTTACATAATACCATACCCATGCACAGAGAGCCTCAGGATCATCTGCCTTATCAGATACTGCAGCTACACATCTGTCAAACCACTCTTTAGGTGGTCTATCATCCTCTTTGAGTGATTCTCCATATCTAGCCTTGATAGCTCCACAGATCTTCTTGGCTGTTTCCTCATCATAACCTCTATCTAACTGGTCTTGTATGCATTGGTCCCAAGGATATTCTGCTTCACTCTTTCTTGCCATGATTGCTTGATGCATTGCTTGAGCTTCTGCTTCTGTATCAAAACATTTGATAACTTTACCAGCATCTGGACCATGACAATGAACAACACACCATTGATTCCCTCTCTTCTCTACTTTCTCCATTAATTCTATTGTCATAATATTATGTTCACCTCTCTCTTCTAGAAGAATGATTTCAGCATTAGGATCTCCTGGAGTCTTGTCATTAGTTAATAGATCTAGTCTTTCAATAAGTAGATCTCTATAGACAATACCTTCTTCAGTCTTCTCTGCATCATGTGGTACTACATCCCATGATACATACTTGTACTTTCCTTTCTCTATATCTTTAATAAGTTCCTCAGGAAGACTGAGTTCAGCAAGAATAGCATTGAAGCTATCACTCCATCCTGCACTCTCTATCTGAGCTTCTTCAATTGGCAATCCCTTGTGATTGATACCTATTGGCTTACCTTTAGCAGTTGGTAATGCTTTCTTTAGCTCCTCAATAGTATAAACTCTTCTTGGATCTCCTGTAATTGGTTTGTCTTCAGGATGTACAGATATACCTGGAGTTTTAACGACTGCTAATACAGTCTTCTTTTCCTTATCTGTCATATAACATTCTCCTCAACTAGTATATTAGGCTCAGTACAACTCTGGATGAGACTAATATTATAAGTGAGGATAGAATCATGAAGTCTTCCTATGTTGATAAGGAAGCATTCAATTCATTATGGTGATAGTAATGGGATATATTGAGAAAGCAATACTCAAGCACTTGACTGAATCTAAAGCTACTGATGCCAATCCACAGAAGGTTATGGCTAGTGAAGTGTGGGAACCAGGATATCCACAACTTCATACCTTCAAGACTATAGACATAGATGAGGGACAGACATCATACATCATACCTGTTCCTGGTAAACTTGCTGCAGGTACTTCCTTTGGTGCTGCTAATGTTACCTATGTAGATATGACATATAATACATTGACACTAGGCAATCCTGTCGGTATCAACCTTGGTTGGACAAGAGAATATCTAGAAGACTGTAAATGGGATGCATTGGCTCCACAACTGAAGGAAGCAGGAAGAAGCATTGAAGAGAAAATGTTTGCTGATGTCCTTTCTGCAATGGATACTGCATGTACAAGCAATACATTTACATTATCTGGAACAGTGACATGGGCTAACTTCTGTACTGGTGTAGGCAAGCTAGCTGAGAATGACTTCAAGTGTGACATAGTAATATGCCACCCAAGTGAGTATATGGAGTTGCTGCAACTACAGCAATTCATAGATGCCTCATACATGGGATCAGATGATCCTATAAGCACTGGCATATTGAAGACTACATTGGGTGTCACAGTTGTAAGTTCTTCAAAGTGTACTGATGGCAAGATGTACTTTATAGACTCGAGCAAATGGGGAGCTATAGGGATCAGGAGAGACAGGAAAGTTGAGGAATATAGCTATCCAGATGACAATCTGTATGGTATAGTTGCCTCAGTTCGCTATGGTATCAAGGTAGTGCTTGAGAAAGCTGTTGCTATTGGCTCTAAGTAAGGTTAGAATCTTAGTATTCTGACCATCTTCCTTCCCTTTTTTAGTATATGACTGTTGTCAGGTGAATAACCATGAATGAAGAATATAAGAGAATAAGAGTATCAGACTTAGCTCAAGCTGCTTATTGTTATCGTAGGAGTTTAATACAGTGTTCTAAAACAAGAGATTACTCTGATAAGAATAAGTCTCAAGCAGCTATAATTGGTACTAAATTGCATAGCATCTACTCACCTTATCAGTCTTGGGAATGGCTTAGACTTAGATCACTTATCTTTATGAAATATGGATCTACAATAACTAGAAAGTTAGATGAGGATATAGTGATAGCTGGACAGTTTGATGACTTGAGATGTCTATATACCAAGGATGGATTGAGAGTGTCTGTTGTGGAAATAAAGACTACTCCTAAAAAGTTCTTATTCAGATGGCAATATGATGCAGCTATCTTCCAACTACAGATGTACATATGGATATTGAAACCTATACTCAAGGACTTAGGATACACATTGCATACTAGACATTACATAGAAGTGTATTCTCAGAAGACTCGTAGATTGATAAAGAGAATAGTAGTCAAAGAGGACCCTCTGATAGCTAGTAGAATAGATGACATTCTATGTGCATGGGAAGGAGTAGCTGGTATGAGATATCCTGAGGAATGGGTATGTAAGTGGTGTCCTAAGAATATCAAGACTAAATGTTCAAGATGGGTAAGTACTCATGGTAAGTGATATCCTAGATATTACAGAATTCTTCAAGCTTATCACAGGTAAGGATCCTAGTCCTGATCAGATCAAGCTACTTAAGGCTCTAGTAGATATGAATGAGAAGAAGATTGTAGTCACTGCAGGAAGACAGACAGGTAAGTCTCTATGTGCAGCAGTCTATGTCATATGGTTTACCTATTATCATCCTAAGATGAGAGTTATATTAATAAGTGCTCAACATTCAGTAATCTACAAGCATATCCTTGACTGCTTTGATAGATGTAAGTTCTTAAGTGATCAGGTTAAACAAGAAGGAGTCTATACTGCTATTCCTCTAACAGGATATGAGTTCAAGAATGGAAGTGAGGTGATGTTGAGAAGTGCAACTGACAAGTCTATCAAGGGATTTGGTTCTGATCTTCTAGTGATGGATGAATGCTCAGAGATTCCTAGAGAGATATATGAGACAGCACTTGGTACTCTATCAGGACCTATATCTAAGAGACTGCTCATATCTACAGCAATGGGTAAACATCAGAATTGGTTTATCAATCTAATAGAAGATAAGAAGCTCAATTTCAAACACTTTACTTGGAGTGAAGAGGACTGTCCTTGGCATGATCCAGAGATTGTTAAAGAGAAGAAGAAGCAGTTCAGTCCAGTAAGATATAAGGTAGAAGTACAAGGATTGATACCTAGTAAAGCAGAGAGACCACTATTCAACAGTAAGGATATAGAAGCATGTATAAGTCATGAAGTTATCCCTGAAGGTGGAGATAGGATCTGTGGTGTGGACTTTGGTGAATCAAGAGGATCCACTGTAGCTATGATTGTAGAAAAGAATAGATCTAGAATGAAAGTATTAGAATACAAGGAATGGAAAGGAAAACATATTGAGGAGATAGCTCCTGAGATAACTGAGCTAGCTAAGAAGTGGAATTGTATCCTAATACAAGCAGATGCTAAGCCTATACACTTCCAGAAGCAACTAGAGAAATATACAAGAATCAAAGTAAGCTACATAGATCCAGCATTCACTAAGAAGGAACAACTAGGACAGTTAGCTAGGTATATCAAGACTCATCATCTAGAACTTAGTGAGAACATGATAGACTTGATCTCTCAACTGAAGAAGTATCGTAAAGGCCTATTCCAAGGTGATGATCTAGTAGATGCATTAGCCTTAGCATGCTTTGAACTTAAGAGTAAGCCTACTAGTAAAGCAGTATGTAAGATAGTCTAAACTATACTTCCTATACTATACTATCTATGTAATATACTTCCTATGCATTAAGCATTACTAAGAATATGGGTTCCCTACTTTCTAAGAACAAGTTGAACTTAGGATAGATAGGAACCTTAGCGCCCCGGGGCGCTAAGGTAGGACTATAAAGAGATAGCTGTTCCCCGAGAGCATCCTGAGAAGCTAGGGTAGGGTTGTAAAGAGATTAAGAGAAACCTTGGTCTCCTTAACTCTGAGGATAACCATTCCCCGTTAGCGCCCCAGGGCGCTATCGGGAGAACTGCAGGATCTCTCTATAAGATCCTAGACAATCCATTCTCCTTTCTATATACACTAGCTTAATTGGAGATCTTGATTAGAAGTTTAGAGAGTTTGGGTACCGATGATTTGTAGAAGTTCAGAGGGTTTCAGTAGCGATGCTTTGACCGAGCAAAGAGACTCTGCAGCGAGGTCCCTAATGTGGTGTATGTACTCCTAAGTTGCACTGTCAGTATCTTTAAATAAATGAACAGTGTCTTATACTTCAGGTGTCACAAATGACTAACAAATGGCTAGGTAGGAAAGAAGTCGGATACTCTCACTTTGGTAGACCTAGATTCATTAAAGGCAAGAAGTTACTAGCTAAGATAGGGAATACAACCTACAGTTCAGATAATCCTAGAATCACTGAACAATATGTCAAAGTTCTCTATGAGAGGAATGTCAGGATAGTTACTGAGAACTTAAGAGGCAATGTCTGGTTCAAGAAGGATGGTCCATGTTATGTAGTTATGGAAGATAGGAATACTGGACAAGTATATTCTTGTAAAGATAAGATTCAGTTCACTAAGATCAATGGTGGTTGGAAAGTAGAAGGGAACTTTGTACTAGGTAAGCACTATGTTGCCTTACCTAATCCTGTTCCCTTCTCAATATGGATAGGTTCAGACTCATTCTCTGTCACCACATCCAGTTCTTCAAAGTCTGAGCCTATCCTCAAGTTAGACAAATGGTTGGAGGTAGTTCATAAATGATAGCAATAATCTTAAGCTTAATTGTTGGTGCTCTGATACTTATTGGTCTACCAATTACTATTGTTTATTGTATAGATAAGTTTGTTCTACAACCAAGAAGAATGCAGAAGAAAGTCAAGGAGTTAGAAGAGAGAATCAAGAAGTTAGAAGAAGAAAGAGGTGATTAATATGAGCACAGAAGAGTCTAAGAAAGACAGTAAGGAAGAGATGGCTTATTGGCTACAGAAAGTATCCAGATATTTTCAGGTAAGTATGAGTGGGATGCAAGACTTTCAAGAGGCATTCAACAAGAGCCTAGAAACTATAGCCAAAGTATTCGAAGAACTAGAAGCAGAGATCAAGCAATTGAAAGAAGAGAACAGTAAACTCAGAGAAGGGAAGAAGGAATGAGGGACCTAACTGAGAGGGAATTGGATATTCTCCGATGTAGAAGTATCTTCCCTGAACAGCTAATCAAGAGATTAAAGTTACTCTATCAACTAGATAGAGAATTCCAATTCAACAGATCAGAACTAGCAAGATATCTCAAGTCCCAAGGATTATATGGCTATAGTAGAAGACAAATAGTCAGATTAATTGGTAATCCAGTCTTCAATTGTTATGAGTACAAGCAGTTACTTAAGTTGGTTGAGAAAGGCAAGTTAGATAGCATGGTCCTAGAATTGCATTGTGCTAGGAGAGTACAAGTAAAGATCAATCGGTTGATCACTGGAGAATATAGACCATAGAGAAAAAAAGGAGGTGAATAGAACAATGTTTGAATTGATTAGGAATGTGTTGGCAGGTATAGCTATAGGTGTAATTTCAGCAGGTATAGGCTATTTTAGAAAGACACCAGTACCAGAGTTTAGTGGAAAGAAATTCATTAAAACATTGATTATTGGAGCTATAGTTGGAGGAGCATATGCTTACAGTCCAACATATACTGAAGATGTGACAATGACATTCATACAGGAACTAGGATATATTACAGTGATTGATCGTGTAGCAGACTTAGTGTGGAATAGACTTAAAGCATTAGTAAGCAAGCAAACTTAGTAAGTTCCCTAGCTTCTTTTATTCTTTAAAGCTAGGATTGCATTGGCAAAAAGTCCTGTCTGAGCAGTCCTTGAGTGGGTTGCTCTAGGTATGGTCCCTCTCTCCTTAATTGGAGAGTTGAGGCAGTGCAAAGGGATATGATTCAAGGACTTAGTAAGACAGGCTAGATATCCTATATAGCTATGACTATAGATCTTAAGATATCAATGATATTCTATTAGGTATATTATGGATATCTTAAGTAGATATAGGATATGTCTTTAGATGTCTAATTCTTCAGATATAACTAAGAAGCCCCGCTGGGCTCAGCTGAGCCCGACGAGAGGCCGAGGTTCCAAGATCATCTTATTATCCTGTTGTATTCTTCTCTTAAGTTCTCTATTTCCTCTTCAAACCTTATTTTTTCTATATATCTAAAAGTAGTCTGTAACTGAGTGTGTCTCAATATCTGTTGTAAGTCTGTAAGACTGCCTTTCTTAACTACCCATAACCTAGCTATCCTATATCTAAAGAACCTTGGACACCTTATTGGTATATTCAATTCTTTACTCCATTTTCTGAATAGCTTCTGTATCACTTTGGTAGTTATGTAGCCTTCCTTTCTTTTACTAGGAAAAAGGTATCCTTCTTTCCTATCTACATATTCTTGTAATAGCCTTATTGTCTCCTTATCTAAGAACAATTCAAAGCACTTCTTCTTTTTACAGTCTAATATCTTAATAGTATGTTTATGGAAGTCTATATTCTCAATCCTGAGAGTAACCAGTTCCTTGGTTCTCATTCCAGTAGCATACAATAATCTCAAAATCAATCTGTGCTTAGGATTCTTGGGATACTCAAGCAACTTAGTAAAGTCTTCTTGGGAAAGTATAAATGTCATTCTAACCACATCCATAATCAGAGAGGTCGCCTAATGCAGTCGAAAAAAGAACAGGTATATAAAGACATATGGAAGATAGTTCTATGCATAGTCCTTCTTGTATATGGGTATATTCCTGTTGATCTCTCTAGCCTTCAAGTCTGCTCTGTTTCTGTCCTGATAATCTGGATTGCTTGCCTTCAATATAGCATTGTAAGCATCAACTGGCTTGACTGGATAACTGTTCTTCAAGTCACTTGTCAATGTGAATGTAGTAAAGCATCCTTGGTTTCCAGTCATGTATTTCAACTCCAATATCCTCATTTGTCTTGTTCCAAAATTGCTGTTCCTTGTGTGGTTGAAGTATACTAATTGTCCAGCTTCTCCACTTGTATCCAATTCAGTTGTTACTTCAGCAAAGATTACATCTATCTGTCCTCTCAGTAGTTCAGCCTTAGTCAATTGAGCTAGTAGTCCACTGTCATCAGTCTCAGTCAATGCTTCTTCTTTGGCTAGACTGTCAGTAATCACAGACATCTTGCATCCTACTTCAGAGAACTTAGATGAATTGTAAGCCATTCTTATCCTAGTACCATTAATCTGTAGTCCATCTATTCCTACAATATAATATCCTTCAAGTCCAGCATTGAGTCCAAAGCCAATATAGTTAATGTTACTCCAATCTGGATTACCAACCCTAATCCAAGGTTCATTGTCTCCAAGCAAAGGTATTTCAACATAAGTCCACTTCCCCTTCTCTCTGATTAAGTCATTTAATCCCATATAGAAGTAATTGTTGTTGTCAGTGTATAGCTTAATTGTTAATGACTCACTAACTCCAAACAATCCACCTATAGCATCCCAGAAACTCCATTCTCCAATAGGATCAATGTCATATAGTTGAACCCAGAAGCTTATTGTTGGTGGATCATCATTTGTACCAATCGCATAAGCATTAAAATGTACTACTCCACTCTTGGTTCTAAACTCAGCAGCACCATAATATATCTGATCATTGCTCATCTTAAGCCAATAGTTTCCTGCCTTAGCTTGTCCATCATTAACCATACTTATATTACCATAAGTAGATATCCTTTCCCAGTAGTTACTATATGTTGGATCTTCAGTCCATCTCTCATTGATAGGATGACAGAACTTTCCACAAGTAACTACACAGTTAGTCTGTTCATCAGCTTCAGTGATCTGATATTGCTTGACATTAGAACCTACTGTTAAAGTCCCTATTGGATGATTGTTAGCCCATACAGTTTGCAATGTTGAACTATGATTTCCTATCTTGCCTAACAATAATTGGTCATAACCATCTATATTCTTCACTATCCAATGTACACCAGCATTTGGAGCATGTTTAGCACTTAACAAGTCACCAAGGTCTTTAAGGGCTTTAGTTACTGGATCAAACTTCCATTCAAGATAAGTCACTTCAGTGTCTATTGTATCTACATAATCAGTTTTCATATTATATCCAGATGTTATTCCTTGTCCACATACATTATTAACAAACTCTGTAATTATACCTGGATCAGACACTTGATATTGGAAGTTAGTTATTCTACTGTTGTCTGTTGAAGTACCAAAACGATAGTAGAATAGATAGTCATATTCCCCTCCTCCCATATCATAACGAGCTCTCCTTACTCTATAATAGACTGTTACTGTATGTGCTGGTAACTTATTAGCATCAAGAACTTCACTAATGAAAGTAGCTCTCAATGTTGTTGGTGGATTGATAGTAGTATCAGCATAAACCTTAACAACAATAGCATCTGTATCTTCAAGAGAAGTCTCTGGAATGTTAAGAGTGCTATATATTGTTGTAGTATTACCTGTACCAGTTGAATAATTTACTTGTGCTCCCTCACAGATTAGTGTCTCCACTCCAGTCTTGCTTCTCTTATAGATTTTGACTTTATAATAGCAATATCCAGGCTCCTCCAATTCACCAGTATTTACTTCCACTGTACTTGAAGATGCTGAAGTACCCCATTTATATGTAGTCAATCCATTGACAGTATCTTGGTCACTTCTCATCCATCTCTCTTCTGGACCAAATGACTGAGTAGGACCTTTCAATATCTTGGTTATTGTATTACTATATTTATTCTCACTTTGACTTCCATATTCTCCTACAATCCTCATTCGTTGTAAGGCTACTCCAGAACTATAACATTTAGCAGTAACCATCTCTCCCTCATCAGTCAACTCAGCCTTGACCTCAACAACCTTACCATAGAATGTTTGCTTAAGATTACCTTCCTCTCCTTGCTTTATAATTACAATGTCATCCTTCTGTAGTTGATTAAGAAACATCTTTCCTTCTTCATCAAAGGCTACAAGAGTTGCATCATCCAGAGCATTCTCTCTCTTAGTCACAGCAACATTTATACTATCACTTGTAATCTCTAAGTCTGCTACTCCACTTCTCTTCCTTGTAATCTGATGTCCAAATATCTTGTCTGTCATTTCACATCATCTCATGGAAGCTGATTAAGTCTTGCTTCATTGGATCTTACTGATTTACTAACAGCACTAGAACTATAATTATGAACATATATTGCTGGAAAATCATTAGCATCACTAGCTCCACTAGGTAAGTTAGTTGTTATTTGATTATAATATGTCCCATTAATATAGAATCTAACAGAACCACCAGTACCAGCAGTATAAACAACTTTAAGAACAACATAAGTTGCAGGATTAATAGTACCTAGATAAACAGTAGATTCTGTACTACCATTAGCAACTGTTCCATACAAGCTAGCCTCTGACAACTTGAATCCAACATGTCTAGTAGTAGTATTACTAACAGCATAAGTTCCTCTACCTATATAGGCAGTTATACTACTTGTACTATTAACATAGAAACATACACTAAATACAAAGTTCTTATCCCAAGTAGGTGGATTCATAGGATTAGATTGATAAGCTACACCAAAATAATTATCATAAACTGTACCTGTTGTGAGTTCAACCATTCCTCCAACTATGCCAAAAGTAGAAGATCCATTATTAGCATACCATCTCCAGGGAGATGTAGTACTAGTTATAGAACTTATTTGTCCATTTATAGGTATAGGTTGAATGTAGTAGCCTGCATAATCTACAT